TTATTATCGCGGAATGCGTAAGTCGGCATCTTGCTCTTCTTCTAGTCGTTTATAGTACTCGTAATCGTCAGGATCAATACCGTCGTCTTCTATATTTACAAGATCCTGAATGTTCTTAGTTCGAAGAGCTCGATCAAAACGCTTTTCTTTAGAACGATTACGGTTTGGTCGAGTATCATATTCACCATCATCATATTCTCTATCTAGATGATAGTTGTAGTACTTGCTGTTTTTAGACTTGCCCATTTATGCCTTACTCTCCTCTGGCAAAAGACCTGGGAATGCTTCCCGAACAATATCAGCCGTGATTCCCTTCCACGGTAATTTCTTATCCTTGATGGAGCAAAGCAACTTAGCATCAGCTGGGGCAACAGCTTCAAGCAATTCGATAAACATCGTTTCGCGCTTTAGAGGCTTTAGATTAGCCCCACCTTCAATAAAATATACTAACTTACGGCAATCGCTAATCAACACATTTTCTTGGTCTACTAAAGTAGAAGGCGTATATGGGGGAATGCCTTCTGGAAGAGCCCACTTGATACGAGGATCAAATGCGCCCTGTAAAATTGTTCTAATTTGAAATGAGTCATTAAACTTCAGCGCTTCAATCTTTTCTTCGCGCTTCTTGAGCTTTGATACCTTCTCAAGAAACTCAGCAATACCAACACGAGTAGCCATTAAAATTCTCCGATATGTTCCATCAAATGTTTCAATTTATTTGAAATGAAGTAATTAAACATCTTTTCGCGACCCTTTTCGCTCTGGCTCTCGTAAGACGCTAATACCTTCAATTGTATTTCCTTCGGCACAAAAGTCAAGTCAATCAGCTGCTGATTACGAAGATAATTGCGCAGGTACTCACTATCTATATTTTCCGCGTTCTTACCGATTAGGGATTCGATACGTTTCGCGGTTAGTGGGCGTTGTCTGTCGCCAAGAACAAAACAATTGTCAGCAGACAGTATGTTAGGAACGCCATCTCCCGAGTCTCCCTTTAAAATATGTTCCTGCAGATATAACTTAGGATTATCATGTTTAATCCACTTTTTACGAACTGGGTCGTATTGCTTCACATCAGAGCGATGCAGCTGAATGAAATCCTTATCGCCCGACAAAATAAGAAACTCCTCGTTCATCGGAACGTCAACGAAGTTCGTGAGAGTATAGATGATATCGTCCGCTTCTGCAGACTCAATATCGATAACTCTGTAGGGGAAAAACTCTTTCAGCTCTGCTCGAATCTTGTTCAAGCACTCGAAGATCTGCTTCCAATCTAGCTCGGAAGTTTCCTGATTTTTCTTTCGATTAGCCTTGTAGTAGGGGAAGATTTGTTTACGCCAGTAGTTGGTATTGTCGCACGCAATTACCATCTCACCGAACTCAGCGCCAAACTTCTGCTTATAAGAACGCAAAGAGTTTAGCACCATGTGTCGAACCATGCCTTCCTCAATCTCGGCATTGGTATGGTTACCCAACTGCATCATGAGGTTAGAAAGCATGACTTGACTCAAGTCAACGATAATCATAATGTAAGAGCCTTACTTGTCCTGATTGAACTTTATATTGAGCTTGTCTACTACGACGAACTTCATGTCGTCGCCGTCCTTTACCATTGCAAACACCTTGTCTGCAATTTCTTGGAATGGGTGAGAGATACCATAGTGTTTGCAAAGTAGCGATCTGATTGCTTCAACAACAAACGCACCATCCTTGATATCGTCGTCGCTAACGTCAGGATCTTCGAGAATAAACCCAGAAGATTCCATAGACGCGAACAAACTAGGAATGATCGTAGAAAGAGTTTCATTAATATGATGGTGTCGTAAATTGAGGATTTTATTTTCAACATCTTCCATCTCAACAGGAGCTGCACCGAGATCATCACGCTTCTTTGGAAACTGGATTACGTTATCCATTCATCCTACCTTTATTATACGGGACATGTTATAATTTGTCAACTTGTTTATTTAGGTTAACAATGAGCTGCGATTCTACTGCCATGGAAGTAGAACTTAAAGTCGTAGACACGGCATTCTGTTTCTTTTGTAATAGCTTCAATAACTTCTTCGCGCCGATCTTTTGTTACATAAAATAAAAAGAATCCGCCGCCACCAGCACCGAGTAACTTTCCCCCAAGAGACCCCGCATCTATAGCTTTACTATAGATTGTATCGAAGTAATCTTGCGTAATCTCTTTAACAAGACCTTTCTTTTCCATCCATGCTTCGTGGAGCAGCGCGCCGAACGAATCAGTGTCGCCTTTCATAAGCAACTTAACTCCTTGGTATGCTTTATCACGAGAGCTGCGCACAAGATTAAATTTATCTTTATCACCCATGGCAGCTTGTTGCTTCTGAAGGATGCTGTTAGCTGACCTCCCGCGACCACTGTACACCAAAAGCAAATTTTCTTCTAATTTATTGAATGCTTCATGACCAATACGAATCTCGCGAACATTCACATCACCATCTCTCATAAACTCGAAGATGTTCATGCCACCATACGCGGCTGCAAACTGATCCTGCTTACCAACAGGATAGCCGCACTTATCCATTTCAATATGACAAGCAATGTCAGCAAGATAACGCTTTGACGCAACCTCCCACTTGGTGCTGGCAAGAGAGTTGACTAGACCAACAGTGAACGCTGACGAAGAACCAAGACCCGACCCCTTCGACAAAATGTCAGAGATCGAGGCGATAGTAACTTCTTTTGAAACATTAAAATACTTCAACGCTTCCTTCGTAATCAAATGCTGCATCTGCTCCACATCTGGGGTCTCTTCAATAGTGTCGTACATGATTTTGACGCCCAGATGTGGAGTCTTATGAACACAGACATAGATAAACTTGTCAATAGTACAAGACAGCGCCGCGCCCTGTTCCTTTTCATAGAACGATGGCATGTCGCTACCGCCAGAGAAAAAACTAATACGCAGCGGTGTTTTGGAAATAATCATTATTCAGTCCTATAAACGAATTGATCTTTAGGGATAGATCGGCTTTCAACTGTGGGATATTGCGCGAGCAACTCTTTCAATGTGCGTTCCCACTGAGACTTGATCAGATGAATGTTGTACCTTCGATCAACGAAGTACTTATTAAACGTAACCATGTCTTGATGCATATTATCACGTACCATATTTACTGCAGCATTCAAATACGTTGCGAACATATTTGCGTGATTGCTCATGTTATCAATATCTAGCTGATACATTACATTAAGAGAACCAGAAGTTTCTGGTAGGGCAGCAAGATTTGAGTGTACACAAACAAGACCAGCTGACATAGCTTCTAGCATTGCGCGGCAGCTGGTCTCATACCAAATGCTGGGATACGCAAAGATATGTGACTTGTTCAGGTGATCCTTCAGCACATCATTCGGTACGAAGCCATGATATGTCATCTTGGGATGCTGACGGATCTTTTCATACAGTGGCTCGAACTGCTTATCTGCATCATCCCAGCCATAGATCTTGAAGCTCGAGAAAACATCGAGATGAATGTCATCATGTATCTCAGCCAGCTTTTCAAACACTGGTACAAGGATTTCCAAACCACGCTGCGGTGTAGAAGTATACACTAAACGGATCGGTCCCTCAGGCTTTTCGAAGCAAGTCTCTGGCGCTGGCTCAATACCAGTTTCAAGAACAATAGACTTAAAGTCGTAAGGGATACCATGGATCAACTGATAACGCTGATACTGCCAGTTGCTAATAAAAACAAACTTATGAAAGTTATCTTTAAACTTCTGATCGCGAAACTTATTTGACTCTGGATCTTCAGGCAAGTCATGGCACCAGAACACTCGAATCTTATCTTCCTGCAACTCTCGCGGGCGCGAGCAGATGATTTGAAAATTATCAAGTAGCTCAGGATCAATGATAGAAGCTAGTTTGCGCTTGGCGATTTCAGTACCGCCATTCGCATTCTTGGAAATTTCATTCTCTTCAAATCCGCTCACTGACCACGTTCCTTTTCAACAGCCGTAGTTTCAAGATACTTTAGAATATTTTCTGGCGAAGTTTCACCATACGGATCGGTTTCGCAGTCATCACAAATACCTGGCTCTTCGAACCATGCTTCAATAATACCATCATCAACGATAGCAGCATAGCGCCATGAACGCTGACCGAAACCAAGGTTCAACTTGTCAACAAGCATTCCCATCTCAAATGTAAACTGACCGTTGCCATCGGGAATAACTTGAATATTTTGAATATTTTGATGCTTGACCCAAGCATTCATTACGAACGAATCGTTTACAGACATACAATAAATCGCATCGATACCAAAGTCGTTTACAAAACGACTGTATGAACGTTCAAAACCAGGAAGCTGATAGGTAGAGCAAGTAGGTGTAAACGCGCCAGGAAGTGAGAAAAGAATCACTCTCTTACCGCCAAAAAAATCTGCGGTTGATAAAGTTTCCCACCTGTAAGGATTTGTAGAAATTAAAGACTGACTTTCATCACGAACGCGAACTCTAAACGTGCAATCTGGAACACGAACTCCAACATTACTCATAATTTATCTCCTTAGCAGTTAATTTTAAATCCAGAACTGGCAGCATCATTGTAAAACATCTGCACAGTTTCAAGCGAATACTGATTCAAGTTTTTACCAAACGTCTTCATCTTATCTATCATTGCTGGTGGCATAGTGATAATGTCGCAACCACTACGGTCAGCTTGTAAATAATTGAAGGGCTCGCGGCAGGACGCCCAAAGGAACTCGAGCTTCGTGTTGCTATTCTTATAACGCTGATAGTATCCAGTTGCGAACTTAATCATTTCTTCTGGATCCATACCAGCATCGGCGATGCGACCAGCGAAGATAGAAACAATGCTTGGTACAAAATGATTTAGGTTATCCACAACTTCCATAATTTGCTGCTGAGTAAACACCGCAGTCACATTGCACTTGACGCCACTATCAGAGAGCATCTTATATGCTGGCGCAGTAGAAATACCAGTGGTTGTGGTGACAGGAATTTTTACATAAACATCATAGCCATATTCTTTACCCCACTCATCGATCTTCAATGCTTGTTTTGTCATTGTAGGAAGATCGTCAGCAAATACTTCTAGACTCAATGAAGTACCAGGTCGAGTATTAGCAAGATACATAATAGCGGCGCGGGCAAATCCTTCGTAGTCATCAACACCAGCTTGCTTCATGAGAGTTGGGTTTGTAGTAAATCCAACAATCTTTTCGTTCTTGGCGGCTTCGGCAATGCCATCAAAGTCTGCGCCATCAGAAAACAACTTAACCATATAATTCAATCTCCTCAATTAGCAAACATGCTTCTAGTACATTCGAGCGGATATAGTCAGGAACGATGTGTTCGTATTCTGGTGGTGAAATATATATGTCACCGATGAATATCGTATTCAGATGGCTGCGGCGTCCAGCAACAATATCTTTCCAGCGGTCACCAATGATCCAGCATTCTCTGCGATCGAGTTTATGTTTTTTTATTAGAAACTCGATCATGCCGTTGTTTGGTTTATAGAACTTTGCGCCTCTATCAAACGCGCAGATAACTTCTTCAATACCTAGCCAGTTTTTTAGCATTCTCGTCATTAGACGAAGATCTTCTACAGGAAGTTTGCCATCGTTAACATCTGGCTGGTTTGTGACCACATAAGCATTATAGCCTATATTTTTAATAATGTCAACAGCTTGTTTCGCGTCTGGTGTGAAACGAAACTCATCCACAGACCATGGCGCTGTCATCTCTCCATCATGAAGAGCTAACTCGTTTAAGACACCATCACGATCGAAAAATACTGCTCGATTTACCACTTTGTCTTTTTGATTTGAAGTTTCGGATTAGAGACGAGACTATGCCAGATAACTGCCTGGAATGCTTCGCTATGGGGAGTGATACGCTCGGGAACGATTGGCGGGACACAGACACAAACGTCTGCCATCTTGTATGTATAGCCATCGTTACGACCTACAATACCAAGCACTGTTCCATCTTTAGAACGAGCATACTTAATAGCCTTGATCAAACCAACAGAAACATTCTTTTCTTCGTTGCCACCGCCTACTGAGAGAATGAACAGAGCGTCTTTGTAGTTAAACCTGCTGACTCGCAGATATTCTTCAAATATTGTATCGAATCCTTCGTCATTTGTTCGCGCAGTAATTTCTGATGCGTTATCTGTAGGTGCATAAGATTCGATGCTACAGAGCTTACGTAGATCGTTGACCATATGAGAGGCATTGCCAGCGGAGCCGCCGACTCCCAAAATGAATACACGTCCTTCACTGACATCTCTGACTGTAACAAGCGCATCGGCTAACCTTTCGACTGCAGTAATATTCATTTGCTGTGCAATAAGCTGCACTTCCTGGAAAAATTCTTCACTAAATGTCATCGCATACGACTCCTCAACTCAGTAGAGCTATACTTATGTTTTCTGTTATTATAGATAATTTCGATACCACGTTTCTCGCAAATATCCTGACCTGTTAAGTATGTATCATTATACTCTTCACCAACAAAACGTACATCGATCTTTTCAACAGCTAACAAGTTGATCAGATCAGTTTCTGTTTCATACGGGATAATTTTATCTACAAACTTGCAGCCTTCAAGCTGAAGGTATCTTTCGTAAACTGATTGAATTGGTTTGTTTTTACCAGCTCGATCAATTGATGGGTCAGTGTGAAGACCTACGATTAGATAATCACACTGACTAGCACATTCACGCAGCATTGCGACATGTCCAGGATGGAGTAAGTCGAATGCGCTACAAGTAAATCCTACAATCATGCTTGCCTTTCGACAAATGCTGTCTTATACTTTCCAAACTTGAACCACTTTTCAGCAACCTTTACGACTGTTTCTGGGTCATATGGTTTGCAAGAAAATACATCAAGATACATACCGTTGCCGCCCTTGAGATCATCAGGGACGAAATGAGCGCAGATGTTGCTAGTCTCAATTAGCTGAACTAGGGTATAACCTGCTTTGTTGCCAGATCCAAAGTTAACGATCTGTGGTTCACCATAAGCAACCATGTCAATTTCTTTTACAAGATCTTTGACAAAGTTATAGATGTTATCATAAGAGGTAATCGACTCTGGATCGCAACCAGAAGCATCTAGAATAGTGTGATATCCCCAGTACTCTGCCATCTCATTTGAACTCCTATTATAAGGGAAAAAGAATGCCACCAAGAACTGGTGGCGCTTTATTTATATCAATAGCCGTCAACGATCTGCGCGTATTCTACAGATTCAACTCGAAAAGAACGCCAGCCATTGTTACGGAGATCCCAAACAACAATCGTGTTGAGATTTTCAGGTTTCTTGTGCTGTTCCTCCAACTGCTCAAACTGAGAATCATTGACAGGAATATGTTCCTTCATAAGAGTGCAACGCATAGTGCGAGATTCGCCGTTGACCTTCTTAAATCTAACTTCAACAGGATGCAGCTTCAGATCATTCATCAACGCATCTCTTTCATACTTCATA